AATAGCTTGGTAAGCTTTAACAAGAGACTCACGTTGTGATTTATTTAATGTTGGATTAGAAGCTTGTCCTTCAATACCAGCCCTAGCTGATTGAACAAACTCAGCAAGCTTTTGATAAGCTAGTACAGGACTTTGTGCATTAGCTTGCGTCATTAAAGACTTTTCAAGTTGACTTCTATCTGCTTGAGAAGCCCCTGTACCTAGGATGAGAGTTGCTTGTTGACGAACTAGAGGTAAAGCTAATGCTTCAAATTGTTGTGTATCTAAATCAGACAAAGGACCTGTAGCTGCTGAAGCAGTAGCCCCAAATAAACTATCTGTTTTAAGATTACTAAAAGCACCACGAGAAGGAACTTTTTCTCCTTTATTTGTCAATGTTGCTAAGTTTTCTAAGCCAATTTTCATTTCATTGGCTGCGACAGTTACGTTAGTATTTTTAGAAATATTGTTTACACCTGGCTCTTTATAAGGACCAGCTACGTTAGCAAATAATTGTTTTTCTTTCTCATTTTGAGGTGTATATGTGTCTCCTGTAGTTCCTACAAAAGATGTTGGAGTATCTGTAGAAGCTTTTTCACTTCCTCTAGTTATTTTATCTAAACGAAGACCTCCACCTGCTGCTTCAGTTGCCTTAGGTTCGATTTTTTCCCAGTGTACACTATCAACACCTAATGGTTGGAAATACCCTTTTTGAGCTAACTCTCTACGTTCATCAGCAGAAAGATTTTTAGGCATGTCAATAGCATTACCTACTTCATGTTGACTAGTTCCTGGTTTTGCAATAGGCAAACCAGTAGCTGTTTTACCAGGACGACCTGCTTTAACACTTTCATTCCATAAATCTTCATTACTTCTCTGACCACTAACAATTTTACTTTGTAAGTTTTTTGATAAATCTGTACCAATAGTAGATGGTGTAGAAACAGCAGAAGTTTTATCTACTTCACCAGAAGGAAGTAGACCTGCTTCTTTAGCAATAGCTTCTGGAATAGGTAGCTGTGCTTCTGTATACAGACGAGCACGTTTCAAAGCAATTTCTGTGTTTGCATTTCTATTATCATGGTTTCTATTTTCAATCTCAGAAGCAGTATTTAAAGCTTTAAGTGTAATAGATTGTGCTTTTAAATGCTGGTCAGCAGTCTGTGTCATATCTATCAATGCTTTTTTCTTAGCAGTGAAATCTAGATTAGGATTTCGCATAATAGCTTCTACAGACATACGAGCAGCAGGGTCTTTAACAGTTTGATTAATTACACTTTGTAAATCTTCTGGAGAAGAAGCACTAGATAGTAATTGACCTGCATATTCCAGTTCGCCTTGTTTAACTTTTAAATTACCTAATTGCTGTGTTTGTACGTCTGAAGATAAATCACCAGCTTGTTTTTGTAACTTATAAGCAGCAGAAGATAACCCTTTGCTTTGTAACATACCAGCAGCTTGTTGCAAAGTAGCAGCCTGTTTAGTAGGGTCTTTAATTTCTTCAGGTGTTTGTCCTGCGTATGCTTGCTGTAATTGGTACTGTGAAGAAATATCTTCAGTAACAGCTTTACCACCAGCATACCCCTTACTAATAATACTACCGATATCTAACGGTTCCATGATTAATATCCGCCAAGGCTAAAAGCACTGCTACCACCAAAAGAACCACCGCCTCCTAAAGCAGCCGCAGTAGAGTCAATACCAGGAATATTAAAACCAGCCCCTGAAAAACTACCACCTGCAGTAGGGTCTGTAAAGTAGTTATTAGAACCTGAGCTATAAGTTCCACCAAACATTCCACTTAAACCAGAAATACCACCAGAAAGAGCACTTAAGCCACTTACACCAGAACCGATACCAGCCATTTGACGCCCATAAGCAGCATTAGCAGCTTGTTGTTGAGCAAGGCCAGCAGCAGAGGGAGAAGTAGAAGCACCTGATAATTGCATCAAGTTAGCAAGTTGTGAGTTATAGTATTGACTAAAAGTATTCTGCCCTTGTTGCTGAAGAGCATTAGCTTCTGCACCAGACTGAAGCATACCACTGGCAGCAGCACCTCGTTGAGACTGTTGTAGTCCTTGTTGAAGCTGTTGCTGATAACCAGGCTGAGCCATCGCTAAAGAAGGATTATTTACTAGCTGATTAAGCTCAGTAGCTGCTTGTCCTCGATACTGACTGTATGGGTCATAAGTAGCTGTGTTAGTTAAACCACCAGCACCTGTAGAGCCTCCTGCCGCACTACCACTACCACCAAAACCTAAAGCATTGGTAATAGCTCCTCCGCTAAGTGCATTTGCACCTGCTGCTATTCCTACTACTGAAGCTGCAACTGAAGCTGACATAATGTTGTTTCCTTATATAGGCTTAAAGCCTGTCTATAATCAATGGTAATTTCTTCACCTAATAAGCCTCCACGCATTCCTGATATTGGTTTAGAGGCCACCAAGTCAATATCTTCATTATCTCGTAATACAAAAACTGCATTTGGGTTTTTGGAATGATTCGTATATCTACCTGCTGGAGTTCTTTTGTCTCCTAATCTAGCTGGTGCAATTACTTCCCCAGCTTGGATGTTTCCTGTAGCAAACAAACCTTTACCTTCAATTTTTGAATCAGATACCATTGCTTTATAGCTTCCTTGTGGAAAAGGTATCTGGTCTTGTTCATATTCTGACATCTTACGAACAAGTTCTAAATTAAGCCCATACTCTGACATTGCTTTTTCAAAATCTTCAATATCTACTGAATGGTCATAACTTAATAATTTATCTTGTTTTTTAAGATGTTCTTCTAAGAATTCATTTTCTTCAAACAACATCTTTTCTAGTTTTTCAACATCTGTTTCTTCAGTAGCATATATATTCTGAAAAATCATTTCTTCTAAAACATAAGCTACTTTACGCCCTGCTGAAGCTATAAAAGACTTAGGGGCAGAAATTTCAACTTTATTTCCATCAGGGTTTACAAATAACATTTTACCTGTTAGCATCACACAAAGATGAGGATGCTTATGAAAATGTCCTACAACTAATGTACCAGGACCGTATGTTACTTCTCTTATGTATAACCCAGGACCAAAATGATGAGTGACAGGGCAATCAGCTTGTTCTTGCTTTAGCAGTTCTTTTGTTAAATCGTCAATCTTATTTTCTAAGGCTTGTGTTGTTAACTGCTCACTCATTTTCTAGCTCCTGTATACTGTCGGTGAAACGCCTCCACCTTCTAATTCTCCAATTTCAAAATCAACTTCAGCAGCATCTAAACGTAATGGCTGATTATCTGTACAGAGGAATTCCCAAGCTCTACGTCTTCCTTGTCCTGTTTGATAAATCTGAGGACGAGACGCATTAAGGTTTACAGTACGGTAAGGAGACCATGATTTATAGTCATCATCAGTGTGGCGAATATTCATTATAGCAGGTTGTTTATCGCCTACGATTTCCACCCGATTGTAAAACTTACGCTTAGTAGTTCCATTATCAACAATGTCTGTAACAGCTCGATAATAGATTGGAGCACCTGCATCATTATAATATAAATCTGACATAACGTAAAGAGTACCGTTATCATCATCTAAAAGATAATAAGATAAACCATCACCTGAGAAAAAACTAGGACGGAAGTACTGTTCAGCATAGATACCAGGAATACCTGAATCTGAATCGCCTAAAGCCCACATAGTCCATTGATACCACATTTTTTCAGATACGTCGTATACTATTGTAACATTTAAATCGTGTAATGTCAAGACATAAAATGGATGACCGTTGTACCTTAAAGTATAGGCTTTTATCTCAGACATGTTGCTATTATTGAGAATACGGTCAATATAGACTGTAGAAAGCTTAACTGGAGATACACCATCAATACCATAAACACCAGTGCCTGTAGTCTTAGAAATACCGATAAATAACACAGTATTCTCAAAACTGACAATAGAATCACCATTAGCACAACCTACTTCAAACTTATAGGAAGGAGCAGCAGCTAAAGGAGAACCTGGGAATGTACCATAATCATAGAAGAAGTCAGTAGACCATTGTCCATGAGCTAGGATATAGTTTAAATGCTTAGAAATACCTACTAAGTTGTCTGGTTCAG